TTCAAGCACCTGCCCAACCAATTCAGGGAAAGTGTAAGTTTCATCAGGCGCAAGACTGCGGGTATCCACAATCAAATTTGATGTTGCCGCCGACCCTCCACTGATAACCAAATTGACGCTGATCGTCACATTACCTGCTGTAGTATTGGTGGCGGTGAATTTGTCAATAATGGTTTTACAGTTGGTGGCTGTATATTGTGTGGTCTGAGCGTTTTCCGCTTGTTTGGCTGGAATCAGCACTTTTACTGTTACTGTCATGTTTGCTCCTTAAGTGGCTTCTGCGCCGCTGGCAATGATGGTCAAACCTGTTGATACAGCCTGAATTTGAATGGTGTCGCCAGCATTAAGCACCTCAACGCCGTTGTATTGCAAGGCGTTTGCCGTTGGCACAGGCACATCGTACAGAAAAGCGTTTGACGTTCCAGCCGTCCCTGCTGATGGCACTAAAAACACACGCACGTTTATATCAGCGGCAGTTGTGTTTGCAATGCTAAATTCTTTGAGCAGCGTTCTAGTTGCCGCTGGTACTGTGTAAAGCGTAGTCACGCCAGTGGTGATGGCGGCTTGACCTAATTTAACAGGAGTGATTACATCGAAAGCCATGTCAGCACCTGATTTGATCTCACCCTTGGGGTTTGGTTTGCATAAGGCAAAATGCCATTTACATCGTGCGCCAGTTCCACATTATTACGCACAGGGGCAAGTGCAAGCAATTCCAGCGATTGCGCCAGCCTTGTCAAAGCATCCAGTGCTTGTTGAATCTTGGCATTCATTACAGCATCTTCTACCGCAGTGTTTTGCGTGAGGGCAACTATCTGGGCCAGTGCCTCATTTGCCGTAGCCGCGGCATTGTCTGCTTGAAATTCAAAATCAGTTCCAATGATGACTTGCAATGTGTCAACCGTAGAAAACAGCAATTCAAATTGCCTGATCTGCTGTTGGTCAGTCAGAAACTCAGCAAGCTGGTCTCGCGTCAGGTTCAGTCTGCGGGAAACAGGTGCGGTTGCCATCAGTACGCCAGTGCTTCGATCTGTGCTTCTAAGCGCACATAAGATACATGGGCATCACTGTCGCCACGGAAACGCTGAATGCGCCAGTTCCTCATGTGCCCCTGCTGAAACCATGCAAGTCGTTTTTTAGTATTGCCAATCGTGCCAACAGAAATGAATCGTTCTTGTGAATAGGCTTTGCCATCCACGCTGTAACTTGTGCTGATTTGTGGATTCTTGCCAAGGGCAACGCTACCAGTAAGACTAACCAATTCCAATTCGTTGAACAAAGCACCATTGCTCTCGTTGTAGACGATCATCGTGCCAAACTCCCAGCGCACTTGTTGGCCCCAGTGACTTCCAATGTCTTGCACCAGATAGCCAATGCTGGTGCTTTGCGGGTCACCCACCATCCACTTATCGTAGACCCACACCATGTTGCGTGCCCTGTATTGAGCAAGGCCATCCAATGTGCTGACTAAAACAAACCAGATAGGAGTTTGCAAAGCCTCGGATGCAGATGCGTCATATACCAAGGTTTGGTCAGGCAAATGCACATAAAGATGTTGGTGGTTCTTGTCGTTTCTGGCTTCTAGCTTCACCAAAGATAATTGCGCTTCTGTGTATTCCAGAAGAATGTTGTCAATTTCTTGGGTGCTGACTTTTTGATTGGTTGCCGCCGCCCCGATGTAAATACCTGGGGCTTCGTTACGCCCACTGCCTAGAAAAGCAATGCGTTCAATAAACACACAACAAGCCTGTGTGCCCACTACACCCTTTTGCAACTGTGCGCCATCAATTCTGGCAAATGGGAATAACTCCCCACCCACGTTATCGAATACCTCAATGGTATTTCTATTCAGCGCATAAACCTCGTTTCGCAACTTAAGCAAAGCAACCACAGGGTCAGGGTCAACCTCTGATGAACCGTACTTTAGCGGATTCACAGCCAAAGGGTTGGATAACTCAGTGACGATCAAGAACTCGCCATCAGTGGTCATAAAGTAACCATCCACCCAGCAGAAATCTAGCACCGTGCCCAGGTCAGGGTCTGTGACTTGCGTCAGGGTTGTGCCATCCCAATAGTAAAGCCGACCACCCGATGCAATCGCTAGTTGGTCAAAGCTGTAATCGAACGTCACCAGTTGATCTGTTGGACCACCAACATCACCCAATGTGGTCACTATGCCTGTGCTGTTGATCTCGACGAGTTTTGTGCCCATCACACGATACAAACTGCCTTGCCAGTTGATGCCGCCTCGGTCAATGCCTGGGCCTGTGCCGTTAGACACAATGCCATCGCCTGGACGCAGAAAGCCATTGCTGATGCCTGATTGTTTTGGCACTGGCACTAGGTTGACTGGGTACGATGTCCGCAGTTCAGGGGTGTTGTCGGTGTAAATACCGTTTAGGATAGGTATTTGCATTTACTTCTTCGCCTTGTTTCGGGCTGAAATTTTCTTTGCTTTGGCCTGTGCGTCCGCTTTGGATGATGCACCCCACGCCCTCAAACTCAACAGCAATCGAGTGGGTTCACCATCTTTGTATTCAGGGCCAGGATTGCCACCCATGCGAGCCAAAAACGATGCCCTGCGTGGATTGTCCCCTGACTTGACTGGAGGCTTTAAATTCATTCCCTCTGCTTTGGCGGCGGCACGACCCTTGGCGTTCAAACCACCCTTTGGGTTCTGACCTTCTTTGCGTGCATAGACTGGGGTTTTCATCTAAACCCCTTGATCTTTTCAGCAATCTTTTTGGGTTGCTTGGCAAACTGCTTTCCAGCTTTTGTAGCCTCACGCTTGGACCTTGTGGTTGCCGCATACTCAGCCGCCGTCAGGGCTTTAATTGCCTTCTCAGGTAAATACCTCTCGCCAGTTTCAGACGATGGTTTACCAGACTTGGTGCGCCAGTTTTGACTTGACCAATCTTTGAGGCTTTTCTGCGGGGCTTTCATTTATAACCGCCACCCTTTTTCTTGTACTCCACCGCCAGCAATTGGGCTTTTCGTGCTGACCATTCGCCTGGGTCACCACCTTTTGTGCCTGACTTGATTTTTTCAAACAAGGCTTTCCGCATAGTTGGCTTTGTGTAGTTACCAGCCGCATTGACAGATGACTTAGGCTTGGTTGCCATTACGCAACCACCGCACCACGGAATCCAACAACCCACCAGTCAGTTCCAGCAAACTGAAGAGTGACAGAATCTCCAACAGCATTAAAAGTAATTGTGGTAGCACTTCCAAGGTTAGCTGGTGTCAAAATACCAGTATCACCACCCCCTGATTCGGCCACATAAATAATTGTTTTTAATTGACCTTGTGCGCCATCAGCAAGTGACAATGCATTACCAACGCCAGTTGAACTGAAAGCAGTGGCAAGACTTGTGATATTTACCGCACCTGGCCCACTTATTGTCTGAACTGCCGCTGATGCACCAGTACCGCCATTTGCAATTGGCAAAGCACCAGTGACTCCAGTTGTTAGTGGCAATCCTGTGCATGAAGTAAGTGTTCCTGATGCTGGCGTACCGAGATTTGGAGTTATCAATGTCGGAGTATTTGCAAATACATTTGCCCCTGAACCTGTTTCATCAGTTAGGACCGCTGCCAAGTTTGCACTTGATGGGGTTGTCAAAAATGTTGCTACGCCTGTACCTAAATTAGACACGCCAGTTGCAATTGGCAAACCAGTGCAATTAGTCAATGTGCCAGAGGTTGGTGTGCCAAGAATTGGAGTTACCAATGTTGGAGTAGTGTTAAAAACCAGCACACCCGTGCCAGTATCATCAGTCATTGCTGTCCGTAAATTTGCACTTGATGGGTTAGCAAGCCAAGCCTGTATTCCTGCCGCATAAGTAGTTTCAGCATTGATCTGATACCACGAATTTGTAGGCTGATAAAACCGTATAGCTGTTGCTGTGCCAGCAGATAATGTGGTGACCCCACCATAAAGTGCAGTTGCACCATTCAGCGCAATCGTCAGTGAGGTGATCTCTTGCGTGGTGGTAATCAGCACCGTAGTGCCATCAGGTACACCAGTGTTTAAAGGCAGGGTGATCGTTCCTGTTGCCAGCGTTCCAGCGGGTTGCAAAAGCATCCACTGGTCATTGCTGACTGGGGTCGGCACGGTGATGTTAAACCCAGACCCAGGCACATACAGATTCACTGACAGTGTTGGTGATGCAAAACTTTGCTGAAAAAATGTCAGCAAACTACCAATTGAGGTGCGCCGTGCGTCCCCATTGTTTGGCGAATAAACGGGTAACTGGTCACCACTGGATATAGTGTTGAGTACAGGCAACTGATTGATTTGAGGCATGACTGTCCTTAGTAGTATTCGAGAGGTCCATCAGGACCAGCAGTGACTGGATTGGCTGGTGGTCTTACATACGGATTGTCGTAGGTTCGCCACGGCTTGTTGCCAGAACCCGCAGGGGTTGTAGATGGGAGTTGTTTCTCCAGCGGGAATGTTGCCCTTTGAAGCAAGATGTCGTAACCCTGCTTGGCAGTTGTCTTGGTCTCAATCATCACGATCTTGCCAAAACTTGGGGCTAGCCTAATGCCTAGACTGCAAATGATTGCTTCATAGGCCGAATCAGGCACATTTGTTTCTTCTTCTAAACTGCTATTTTGTGGGCTGGATGGCAAAGGGTAACCCAGACGGATGCCCTTGGCGTTCCAGTCTGCCATCATTGCGTCCAGGCGGCGCAGGGCAGATTCAAGTTGCTCTGGGCCAAGATCAAACACATAAGACGCAAGGCCAATTTCCTCAAAGGCCGCACTTATGAATTGTCGTTTTGTGTAGCCCATGCCAACTCCTCAATGTGTTTAAGTAGTGTCGCATCTGACCAGCGTTTGTCAACCTTCAACCCAATCTTCTCGGCCTGTTGCAGCATTTCTTCACGGGTTGGTGCGCTATCTTCAATAGGAATATCAAAAACTTCAAAAACAGCTTTAGAAACTACCATCACTTCACGCTTGCCAATTGGTGATGGATGCACTTGCTTGGTTGCTTTACGTTCTAACATCTGCGCCTTTTTAAGTTTGCGCTTTTGCAGACGAACCTCTTTCCAAGGGGCAAGAGTTTTGACCTTGACGATTGCGGCTGACTTGATCATTTCATCTTTTTCATCGGTGCTTTGCTGGGCTTGCCAGCCTCTTTTGCCGACTTGCTTGCCATACCAAGTGCCATTGCAACGGCTTGCTTTTGGGGCTTGCCTGATTTCATTTCCATTTTGATATTCTTGGAAATGGTCTTGTCTGAGTAACCTTTTTTCATTGGCATTTTGTTCTCCATGTAAAACAGGCCAACATCTCTGCTGGCCTGTCTTAGGTTTTAACCACCGATACGATAGACGACAAAGGTATCAGCCGCAGTCTTACGGCAACGGAAACGTGCAGATGCACCAGCCGTAGCAGCAGTTGCAGCAGAACCAACGATGGTCACATTTGTGTTGACAGTCAATGTCAAAGCAAATGCAGCCAAAGTGATGACGCTGAAGTCGAATGAATCACCGATAGCCCACTCAGTTGCCAAATCAAGATTTGCACCTGTTGGCAATTGGATGTCACGGCTTGCTGTGGGAGTAGCAGTGATGATACCTGTCAACACGTTAGCAGCAGTTGCCGCCATCGAGCCGCCATCAGCAATGTTGGCTGGCGCACCCTGAGGTTGCCAGTTGCCATTGTTGCTGATGTCAGGCGCAACACCCACAGAGTAGTACGCACCCGATGCACCAGCTTGGATAGTAACGCTAGTGGCATTGGTGAATGCGCCTGATACATAGGTGGTGTTTTCAACTACGGTCAACAAGTCTTGTGATTCTGGGAAATTGGGATAACCAACTTCTTGAAACACGCTTGCTGGCGAGTAGGCTTGAACGGCGATTTTCTCACCTGCTGGCACAGTAACGACAGCCGTGCCTTGTGCAAAGATTACTTGATAACTCATGATTAGTCCTTAAGGAGTTTGGTTGAACAACAGGATGCCGGACATCTCTGGCTGTTTGTTGACCACGCCAAACAAGGTATCCAAACGATACTTAGTTTTCATGGTGTTCACATCGTATTGCTTCTGCATCACCAGTTCGATACCCTGATCGGTGGAGGCACGCATCACTGCGACACCAGCATCGGAGGGGACAGCGTAACGACCAGGCAGAATCTCGAGCGCATCTTTTTGCCAGAAGCAATTGATGGGTGCGGCATCGGTGTTCAAGCGATTGATGGTACGACCAGCGGCGGCGGTCACGATACAGTTTTGATACTGCAACTCGGCATCAGTTCCACCTTGTGCGGAAATAATGGGAGGTGTGATAACGCAAGTGGTTGCATTGGTCACAGACACCACACGGAAGGTCTTGGAGAACCCAGTACCTTGTTTGGTGATGTGATGGACAGCTTCAACGCCTTCGATCTCGATGGCAGTACCTGCTGGCAAGTCGGTGGTGCTGGAAACGGTAATCGTTTGGAAACGATTGTCCACGTTGGCAGTCTCACCAGTGACGGCGGTAGAAGTGGCGACAGGCACATAGTAGTTATTTGCCGCAGCCAAAGTACTCATCGTGGGGTCAGCACCAGTTGCGGCGGCAATACGATTTGCATAGTCAAGTTTGTAGGTTTCAAAACCTGCAACCATACCAACGTAAGAACGCTCAAACGCATTGTTCGACTTGTTACCAGCGAAACTACGTGACACAGATGCGCCACCAGCCCCACCAGCAATGTTGCCAGCGATGCCGTTGTAGTCACGACTGGACAAAGCCAAATAACGATCAAAGGCTTGTACACCTTGCTCGTTCATGATGCTGTCGCACAGGGCCACATCGTCATAGTCACCAGCGGCAGTGCTGACGGTGACAACCAACGAACCCAAGTTTGCGGCGGTGTTCATAATGGCGATGTTGATGTCGGATGCCAATTTCTGCTTTGCGGCATCGCCCAGGCGACCCTCTTGCAGTGCATCACGCAATTCCAATGCGTCCAGAATGAACGGCACAGACTTTTGAAAGCCCAATGTCGCAGGAACTGAAAGCTGGGTGTATGCGCCAAAGTTGCCCGTCTGGTCCATGCCATCGTACGATTGTGCGATGTAAGGTTGGGGGCGATAGATGACGTTGTTGGTGCGTTCCATCATTGAACCATCGGTGTTGTAGATGGAAACATTGCGGGACAGCACCAGAGCATCGTTAAAGCCTTCGAGGATGTCCTCGAACGCAACG